CGTTTCGCTTGTTAAAATCAATTTACGCCGTTTTGTTTCTGAGCGTAATTCATGCGGGCGCCCAAACTTGGGTACCTAACGGTATCATGTGTTTTTTTGCTTGGCTTGTTGTAACGGTGTTTGATGCAATGCCAATTAACATTGGGCGCGGTCCATTTACGACCATTGCCCGTTAAATAACCCATTTTGTTCAATTTGTTTGCAACCTCTTTTGTTGTCATGTATTTGCTCATTTCTAAACAAATGCGCTCCGAGTCATGATAGGACAAACGGCCAACCGGCGGGCGTTCCCAAATGCCAATATATTTTATAGTTTCCTTTGTTTTCAACGCTTTAACGCGCTTTTGTTTGGGCTTTGAAAATAACCCGCGAATAAATTTAATTAAACCCATTTTGCTAGTCTCCGTAACTTGTTGAAAATAAATAATATTGCGCGCTCTGTGCGCATTGCTTTCTCGAAATAATCCGTATTGCGTACGCTGTTTATGTAATGTCTCATAACTTGTTGACAATAAATATAGTTACGCGGTTTGCATATCAATTTGCAATAACGGGTGCGAACTCAGCCCGTACCGCTCTAATAACTGTGTAAATTCCGTGACGCTTTGCATTAATTCACGTTCCATATTGGCGTATGTGTATAACACGAAATCGTTATATGCTTTTACCTTACATGCGTTGGTGTCTTCGTCCCGTTTCAATTCCCAAACCTTGTAATTAACGCATGGAACGTCGAATAACATGCAATATAACCGCCATTGCATCGAGTCTGAGTAACTATCATATTGAAACGGTGAATAACGTGTCTTAAATTCGACAACTTGGCCGGGTAAAATTTGGTCCGCCACGCCTGTTATTGCAACCTCCATTCCGTAATGAGTTTGGACAACCGCCCGCAACTTAAATTCGAACGCTTTGCACGTGTAATTGATTTTTTTGCGCGCCTCTGTTATATCCTCATAATCAAAATACGGGGCGCAATCGTCGGGCGTAACTGTGTCGGCCTGTAATAACTCATGAAATTGCGTTCCAAGGCTCATTAACGGGCTTGGCGGGCTCTTTTTTAATATTGTGTCCTCTAACATGGTCCACGATATTTTACCGCTCTGATAGCGCCGGAACGCTTCTAATTGTGTTGCGGATATTTTAAGCATGGAAACCTCTGAGCATCGTCACAATTACGTCCATTAGTATTAGTGCAAACGTTACTATTATGGCGCTCCACATTAACGCGGTTGCAACCTCTCTTAATTTACTCATGGCATTTGCTCCACATAATCATGCAAACTATTTAATATTTCCATACGGCGCGCCTTGGTATAACGGCGCCAATATACGGGGTCCTCAAAAAATAACTCATGGTTGTCGGTGCTTTGTATGAATGATACCATTAAACGGCGCATTGCGTTGGAAACTATTACAAGGGCTTGGGCGTTGTGCTTGTCGTTATATGCTTTGTATAACTCTGCATAATCCTCACGTGTCAAATTGACACTAACCATTGTGTCCAAATGCTCTAATACAAGGTCAACGGCGTGACGCATTTCATTGGGCATGCGGGGCGTAATCATTTTTCCCCCTTGGTAAATAGTTTGGCGTCCGCGTCCCATGTGAAACCGCGTTTACTGAGCGTTCCAACAATGGCACCCCAAACGCTTTTTTTCGTATCATTTGGTAAACCCGCGTTTGCAAGACTCTCAAATAGTTTGTTTGGGTCTTTTGCGGTTTTTGCCTCGTTTGTCCACTTGTCAACAACTTGTAACGCTTGTTCCTGATTTTTGGCGCGTGCAATTAACGCCGCCTTTGTCGTGTCTATTACCTCACTCAGTACATTACGCATTTCCAACACGTCACCCACTACAATTGGGGGAATACCCGCGCAATTTTTAGCGGTCACGGTGTCCGATAAATCAAATGTTAAAACATGCTTGTTATTGGTAGTGGTGTAATATCCCACCAAATCACACGTTTGCAAAATTGTGTCGTATGTTCCGCCGGGTATCAATGGCATTGCGCGGCGTGTGTCGCCCTCGTCTTTGAACTTCGTGTGCGCAATATACACTATGTTTTTACCCATGAATTTGAGCGGGTTAAAAAATTCCGTGGACTGCTTTTTAATTTCACCCCACATGCGCATTGTGGAATTTTCTAACCGCGGGTCCGATTTGACGGCCCACGCTTGCATTAACTCTATGCCCGTTCCAACGGTGTCAACAACCAATGTATTATACTCAGTTTTAAGAGCATTGTAAATATCCTGTTTGTCTCTGAGCACGTCGCCCCAATTGGAATATGTTACATAATGCTTGCTATGGCTTGCGCGGTGGTAACCGTTGTCAAAATCCAAAACCAATGGGTTTGGGGCTGTGTTCGCGAGTGTGGTTTTACCTATACCCGGGTCGCCATAAATTAAAATATTTAACCCACGCTCGGGCATTTCCTCAAGTGTTTTGCGAATAATCATTACTATTGCTCCAAATAATTAAGAAAAAAAAACATATTTAACCAAGGCCGCCACCGCCAAAACACATACCGACGCACCGGCCAAAAATATGGTAAATACCAAAAATTGTATAACCAAATCAAATGCTTTGCTTTTACTCATGGTCGCCTCCAATTGGTAATTTACCATGATAAACTCTGTAATAATCATATCCGGTCACATCCATTGCCCTACGCTCCCATGCTTTTGCAATTTGCTCGCATTCCTTTATCTTCGCTTGTGCAAACATGCTATCAATTTTTTCTTGTTGCATTTCATCAATAGTGAATACATATTTCAAAGTATGTTCCAACCAATCTACTGCGGTTTGTTGCTTACTCATGGTCGCCTCCGTAGGTTTCTAACAAATATTTTGCCGGGAACATTTTAGTTATTGCGTTAAATTCGTTCTGACTTATTTCAATTTGTTTAAATCCGCTATTGCCTATATTCGCATTCCAATTATTAGACGTTGCAAACTTTGCTATTGTAGCCATAACATACCGTCCTATGCCTTGCCATTTATGCCATATAATTGCATGGTTTGCAAAATCTGCTATTACCCAAACGGTTTGGTTTTTGCGGAAACGTTTTGTTTGCTTTTGAGCTTTAAACATTTTAACCGCCGTTTGTTGCTTACTCATGGTCGCCTCCGTTTGGTTCGTCGTGAATATTCCAACCGATTTTAATTTGCTCCAATTCGCTAAATTCAACTTTGCCAATAAAATACATTTCGTTTTTAAATTGGCCGTCCGCCCAATCCCGTACGGTTTCCTCAAATACGTTGTAATCTAACAAAATCCCGTTTTCATCAAATGCGCCGTAAAATTGGCGTGGCTCGTTTTCCGTTTGGGGTTTCATATCCTATCACCCCAATTAACATAATTAACGGTCTGAGTAAAACTTTGCATAAACTCGTCAAATGTTTTACCCTCTTTGCCATAACGCCATGCCAATTGTAATTGCATGTTTTCTGATTGCCGGGCGTACATAAGTATTTTTGAAATTTTTTCGAAATCCTGAGCCGTCATTTCATTGCGTAATTCTTGTTCTATCCTGTGCGCCGCGGGCATCTTATGGCGGGCTTTAATCTTTGCATGTTCCATTGCGTTTCCTAATGTCGTCCACATGTATTAAATACCATGTGTAACGTTGTTTGTGAATTTTAATCACGTTAGTAAATACGGGCGGTTCAAATCGCGTGCCATGCTTTGTTACGCGGTCACGCCCTTTAATTAGGTGGTAAACGTGGCGTTTGCTTACTCTCAGCATTTGCGCCGCCTCGTTTGCCGTTACATATTCTGTCATTCCAATGGCAACCCCCACAATGTTTGTTCAAAAAATTGTAAAATAATGTGCGCCATAATTACTATAAATACGGGCCATAAAATACTCTTTGGCATTTCTTGTTTTTCGGTTTGCTTATTCATATTCACCCCTCTACTGTGTAATATTTGCCGTCAAAGTTAAACGCGTCGTCCATTATGTTAAACATAATCGCGTCGGCGTCATAATTCCATGTATGTAAATCGCTATCGTATTGTGCCATGTTCGTTTTAATCACGTTTTGAGCGTCGTCCAATTCATAATAACCATTGGTTATATTGCTTAAATTTTCAGCGAATTGTATAACCTCGTCGCGTGTAATAACTATGCGTTTCATTTCTTTGCTCCTTTGCTTATTATGTAATACCGGCCGTCGCCATGCTGTTTTACGCTTTGTTTGTTTGGGGCTAATTTCTGAGCCGCTTGCTTTGTGGCGTATGTTTGTACCAAGACTAATTTAACTGAATTTTTCATAACATGCTCCAAATAGTTTTATTAAATCATGCCTAATTTTAACATTGTCAACAACGCTTGTTGGCTTGCTATTATTTCGTCTTTTGTCGTGTAAACGCGTGTAATTGTGCGCATTGCATTTGAGGCGGTTGTACGGAGCATTTCCCATGTTTCATATAACTCGGGGGTTGTAATAAACTCATGGTACGCGTTTACGGGGTTCACATGAATAAGTAATTTTTTTTGTTCGTTTGTCATTGCTTTGCTCCAATTAGATGAAATAATCAAATTTGCTTGTTTGTGGCTTAACAATCTTAAAATACCACTCGGCCGCTTTGTCGTTTATGAAATCGAATGTTTCGCCACTAAATTCGGATAACTCAGATATTGCAACGTTTAATGTAACTTCCGTTACTTCTCTTGTTCCTCTGTTTCGTCTTCTAATTGTTAACATTGCCGTGCTCCGTTTGTGTTTGTGTTTCGTTTAACTTGGTACAAACTTAGTGTAAACTTTAACACGATGCAAGAAAAAAATAAAATAATTTGAAAATAATTTTACGCCTAACGTGAAACCCGCATAAAACCTATGTTTTCGGCGTTAATTTTTTTTTGATATTCTTGGAAATCGCGGGGTGTAATTGCAAATATTGTCATTTCCGCCACGTTTTCCGTGTTGGATAATTGCATTATTTGCGCCCATGTGGCGGGTAAAAATTGGCGGGCGGTTCCGTCCGTGTATTGTATTATTACTCGTATCATTTATTTGCTTGCTATGCTCATGAAATTTAGTATATTGCATCTGTCACGCTTGGGGCGCGTGGTAATACTTATCGTTATGGCGTAAAATAGGCACTCTTAACGGGGTGCCTATTTGTTTTTATACTCAAATGTATTATATTGGGGTGCGGTCCACAATAACCGCGCCTCCCCCCAAGAGTTAGGCCCGTATATTTTGCGGGCCTATTTTTATTACGGACCACCGCCACCGCCACCGCCACCATGGCCACCGCCCGCGTCATGCGTTAAACTTGCAAACGTCTCAGAAACGTCGTAACGGGTGCCGTCGTTTTTAATTAATATACGGTAGTCGTCAATATCATATATGGCATTCACGTCGTTAGCCGCCACAATATACGTTGTCCCGTCGTTTATATCGGTTATTGTAAACGTTGCCATATTTTAGTCTATTGCTTGTATGGTTTGGCCTGTTATACGGGCCGTGGAATGAAACGTAAACGCGCCTCGTATTTCAGGAACTAAATATAATATATTTGAGGCGGGTTGCAATCTATATGGAATACTAACCGTTTTTTCTACAATGGCAACCCCCGTTCCGTTGTTAATCCAATCGGCGTTGGCAATATCAATAAACCCAATGTATAAATCCATTTGGGCGCTTGTAAACGCCTGTGGACTATTACGCGCGGCGGGTGTCAATGCGGAACCAAACAACCATATACGTAATGCGGGGCGCTGTAATGTTCCGCCCGTGTTTGTTTCTTTTAAAATGATTTTTTGTAATTCCCCGGGTTCGCCTGCGGAACGTGCGGACTCAGCAACCGAAATTGCGGCGCTTGTTAATATATCCCCCGACGCGTACGCCAATGTATCTAACGTGCCAAAATCGAACGTATTGCGCACGCGGTCAACGCCTTTGCGGCCTGTGTAAAATTGCATGATAACCTCTTAAACTGCGGTAATTGTGGCGCGCTCACTTATGGGTAATGCGCCCAAATAAATAATTTGTAAATTGGCCTTTGTGTTCGCCGTTGTGAGCGTTTGGGAACCCGCGTGTGTTGTTCCCAATCGTAACGTAAACTTGCGTTCACCCTGTGGCCATTGCTCGTTTTGCGTTGGCACGTTCAATAACGCGGAACCGTTCAAATGGCAATGTTTGTACGCGTTGGTATAATCCATGTATTGCGCGTGACGCTCTGAGAGCGCGGGGGTTAACGCCGTTGGGGTAATGAGACTAACCCACCAATCCACGTTGGCATTGGTTGCGGTTGTAAATAACATACATTTTATGTAATACCAACCCGGTTTCCGTAATGTAAATTCCTGTAACCGCGGGTCGTAACTTACATACGGGTTCAATATAGTATATGTATTAAAATTCCATTGGATATTGGCGGACCCAACAAACCAAAACTCACGAACCCCCGTTATTTCAAATGGGAAATTTTGCACGGCGTTTTGGGTTGCGGTTGCGGCCGAATATGCGGCGGACTCAGCAAAACCCGTAACCCCTGTTACCATGTTTAAACGCTCTGCGGTTAACTCTATTGCGTTTAATTGGTCTGTGGCCTCGGACAATGGCGACGGCGTCACCGACGTACTAAACGCCACTTGTTTACGCCCTATGCCCGCGGGCCGTACTAACTCATTTTGTTTCATGTTAACCCGTGGACTCTGAGCGTTAAACTTACTTCATTTGTATTGATATTGTGGCTATGCTTGGTAATTACCGCGCGCGCCGTGTTTGCATTGTATATTGCGGTTAACAATGGGTTTAACGCGTTTAAATCAATACGGGCCTCTTTGCCAACGTCTGAATATTTAACGGCCTCTATTATGGTGTCGAACTCGGCAACCGCTTGTTTAGGGTCGCCCATAATCGTTACCATTGCGCTTGCTAATGTAACGGGTAACCCCGCCTCTTGTTGTTCCTTGATAATTGCGGCGTTGCGTCCAATGAATAACCCATTTAACGACGTTGTGGCGGGCTCGGTGAAACCGTAGTTATACGACACTCTGCATTGCGTATCTACTTTGCGCACGGTCCCCGCGTCATTGTAAACTATATGCCCGCTTGCTATTCCATTACGCACGTAATACGTTGCGTTGTCTATAGTATCTAATTGCGTTGCTGTTACGCCCTCATTTTTACGGTCTGTGGCTAACGTTAAATTATGGAATATAACTTGTAAATCTTTGCTATTGTCCCCGCTTGTTCCCTGTCGGCCCGCGGGGTATTCCTGTGTGTCTTTGCCCCCTGTTATTGTTTTAACGTTAGCGGTCGCCTCTGCTAATGTTTCTTGCAACAACTTTATTTTAACGTCACTAACAATATTTGCCGTATCGAATAAAATGCCATTTATGAGCCCGCCGCTTTTTTCAAGTGGTAAACAAAAGTCGGCCGTATATGACGCGCCAAACCAACCCGCCACCGTAGATTTTGAATAAGACAAACGGTAAATTTCTAGAGACTGCTCGGCTATTAGTTTCAATACCTCATGGAAATTATTAAACGCCGCAAAAGCGTTTTTATCCACGTGCGGCCCGCCGTCCGTATTCCCTGTTTCCGTATTTTTTATGTCGCAAATATAACCAATTTTTGAGACGCTTACGAGGGTATCGGCAAAATCCAAACGGTTGCGGTAAAATGTCCACGCCTTTGCAAATGGAACCGGCACGGCAACGGGGTTGCTATAATTGGGAATAAGAGCGCGCAAATGCCCCGCGTACATTTCCGCAACCTTTGACGCCATACGCTCAAACGTGGTTGCATGATACACGTACGGTTCAATGGTTAAATCAATTGCGCCCGTGCGTTCAAAACCTGTAACCGTTTCTGCGTATGTGGTACCGCATCGCAATTTCTTATGTTCTGTTTGCTCATTTTGTGAATACCCATTACCCCAATCAATAACGGCGTTTTTGGCTTCTAACTCCTCAGCCCAAAACTCGGGCGTTATCATTTCACCAATACAACGCATAATGTCGAATAATTCAATTTTATACGTTACCACGTTTGTTAGATTTGTTACCGTTATTTCGTTTTCAGCCGCGAACTTTTGCCCCCCAATAAATATGGGCTCTAATGTTCCCGTTCCATAATCACACTCAAGAATAAACGTATTAAAACAATTGAAAAAATTTGTATAGGTAAAACCCCCGACGCTTTTAATTGGGTATAACGTTGCGGTGGTTCCTCTCAGTAACGCCGTACGTAAATCATTTAACGCGGTGGTGCCTTGTAATGATGCTATGTTAACCTCTATTTGTAACGTTTGGGTAACAAGCCCCGCGGGTATTTCACCCAACTCAGTATCTAACGTCATGGTTTCTAATAAAAACGACGCGGGTAATTGAAGCGTGTTTGTATAACCCGACGTTATTGTATCTATAGCGTCTATGTAGTCATGGCTTGGAATTATAGTTAATTGGTAGTTATACCCGTTATCGCTTTGCCATGTCGTGTAATATTTATTCATGTTAATTTAGGTCTTGGGAATGAAGCGTTAACGTTAATTTTTCCTGTCCGGAGGCCCATAACTTTTCATTTGTCGTATCAAAACGCGCAAACACAAACGGAATAAGGGGCGCCGTATTTGGAAATAAAATTGCATCACGCCAACGGTCGGGTAATTTCTTTGGAGCCGTGGGGGCAACCATGCGGGCGTATTTCTTTTGTAACACTACGTCCAATAAATACATGGCATGGTCCGTGCTTATTGTGTTTCCATTGTCCCATGTGGAAACGGGAAATAAATTTACCTCTAAACTATGGCGCAATCTGCGTTGTCCTATTTCACGCCCGCCAATTGTTTTTACCGTTTTTGACTCATAACCTGAGCCGGGGAATATACCCGTTATTGGCAATTCAATTGCTACGTAACTCGCGTGGCCCGTACTGAATGTGTCCACGTCGCAACCCTCAAATTTAACCCAAAATCGCCAACCCATATATTACCCTCTGCGTATTGTTTTGCGTTTATTATGTTCAATCATTGCGTTAATGCTGTTACCGTCCGCAACCAATTGGCCCGTTAATTCCACGGTGGTATTACGTCTAATGTGAACGCCTAAATTACGGGTTTCCTCTCGTAACTTTTGCACCTCGTTTATCAATTGGCCGTCATGCGTTACGGCCGTTGTGCTTGTTTCTACGGTGTGAAATTTGTAATACTCAGAAATAGGGCGGTTTGTTTTATTTGCCCACTCCAAAACGTCACGGTTTGCGCGTGTGGCCTCTGCGTTCAATACGTATTCTTGGCCGTGGACAACGCCCGTAACCTCGTCGGTCCCCGCGTCGCCTGTGTAACCGCCCGTCTTGAAACCCGCAACCGCTTCGTTATACAATGCCCATAGCGTTGCCGTTAAACCACCCGCAACCACAACCCCAAATGGTCCTAATTGTCCAACGGTCGTACCAAATATTTGCGCCACAAAAATCGGTATTTGTTGGGCCAATAAATCAGCCGCAATTTTTAAACCCGCTTTGCCAAAATCCCCGAGGGTTGCCGTACCCGTGGCGGCCAATGCGCCAAATTGTTCAATGGCACGCCCCGCAAACTCTTCTAATACGGCGGTACGGAAACCATACGTTTGCTCGTCTACGTCGGCTAATGCTTTTGTTTTTTCCGCTACGTCCTGTTGTGCTTTTGCGTACTGCTCTGTGTCCGTAATTAACGTGCGGTTTAACGCTCTTTGCGCTTGGGCCAATTCATTTTCCGCGGCCAATATTTTTGTTTGCTTATCTTTTGCCGTTGCAATTATTGGAGCGCTTTGTTGTTTGGCTATTTCGTTCAACGCTTGTTCACCTGAGCGCTTTAAATTAGCCAAAACCGCATTAAACGTTTGCTCTTGTTGGCTCTCTTGTTCCCTGCGTTCGTCTGCTATTGCGCCCAACTTTTGTTGGAACTCGTCAAACGAAACCTCGCGTTTTGCTAACGACGTTTCTAGGTCCGTTTCCTCTTGGTTTAACTCAGCCAAACGGGCCGCGCGGGCTTGCTCTGCTTGCTCACGTTCCGCCTGCGTCTTGTCATTCAAAAACGCGCCAATTAACGCACGTTGCGCCGCGTACGCCGCTACGTTTGCTAACGTGGAATTTTGCAAAGTAACGTCCGAGGCGTCCACATACGCCGCTAACCTTTGTTCCGCCGTATTCAATAAACTATTGTTTGCATCTAATTGTTTTTGGAGCGCCTCCGCGGCTTTGTCCGCGCCCGCAATTTGTGCGCTTACTAATTGGTCGTTAATAAAACGTCCTTTGGCGCGTAACGTCTCTATGTAATCGTCCCCATTTTTCTTGGCTTCGTCGTACTGAGTCTGCGTTAATGCGCCCGTGTTTGGAATTGCGGTTGCAATTGCGGTCGTGTTTTGTTTAATATCCGCCGCTATAATATCAGACAATTCTTTGTATTGTTTTTCGGCCTCTGCTATTGCTTGTTTTCGCGCCTCGGCCTCTGTTTTCAATTGCTCTTTTAACTCAGCGTCCGCCAATTTGTTTACGGCGTCGCGGTTTTTTAGGAACGTGTCAACGTAAAATTTTTGGATATTTACGTCGGTTTCTGTGTCCCCCTGTGGTTTGATTTTTACGGGTAAATCTAAAAATTCCGTTGTCTTGCTTTTTTGAAATTGCTCATTTAAAAACTCGTTCAATTTATTTGAGTCATTTAATAAGCGTTTTTGATATTCTGAGCTCTCTCTTTTTTGTTGGTCCGTAAACTTGGCAAATTCAGACTCACGGGAAACCTCCAAACGCGCCGCAAATTGGTCGTACGCATTTTTGCGTTTCTGAAATTCTGTTATGGTTTTTTCGGTTTTGCCCTTTTCTTTTTCCTCTGTGTCGTCGTCCCCGCCCGGCGGTGGTTTTACCTCTGTGGTATCTTGTATAATAAAATCGTTTAATACTTTTTGTTTATTTGCGGCGTTTGTTGAACTACCCGCCAACTTGTCTAATACGCTTGCCATTTTAGCGGCTTGGGCTTCTTGGTCTTTTTGCGCTTGTAAATATTTGCCCGCGGTTTCTTGGCCCTCTTTGTACGCACTTGATATTCTGTTAATGCTATTGGCCACTACATTGTACGCACCTGAGAAATCGGCCCGTGATATTGCGCCGAAAAATTCGCTAACTAAATTTCCAACCTCATTTAATGCGGAAACAATACCACCAATTGCCATTTTGACGGTATCAATATATGAGCCGATATTTGCAAAGAAACTACTAACCCCGGCGGCGGCGTTTCTCAAAATTGTAATAACGCCTTGGACCGCGCCAAAACTTAAAACCCATTCCCCTATTTTACTCACAATGCCCGTAACCCAACCTATTGCGGCCTTGACGGGTTCAATTAAATACGTCGTAATGATATTGGCGCCAAAATCAAAAATGGCGTTTGCAACGTTTTTAATTATTTCCCATACTGAATTTAACGCACTTTGGAACCCCTGCCAAACGTTGCCCGATAAATTGACAATGCTTGTCATTTCATTCCAAAATCCAATCAAATCGTTTACCGTTGCAATGACTGCGTTAAACGCCCCCTCTATGCTTTGAATTATGCCTTGGAAAAAATCCACGGCGCTCGTAACCGCGCCAATTACTGTTTCTAGTATTCCACTTTGTTTAATCCACTCGGCAACCTTTGTAATTACTGAGCCAATAACCTCGGCTAAAAAACGCACGGGGGTTAATACAAATGATATTGCGCCACTGAGCGCCCCGCTTATTAAATCCGCTACAAATCTAATGGCGTCACCAACCCCGTTTAACACGCTTTGGAATATACCCATAAAATCCAATGTTTCCCCGCCCTTGTCACCAAACCCGAGCGCGTCACCAATGATTTTTCCAACCTCTGAAAACGCGTCTATAATCGGTTGCACGGCGTTTAATATCCCGTCGAAAACGGATATAAAAACATTGTAACCAATGGTAACGGTTTCCACTACCAAGTTAATTGCGTTCGATATTCCTGAAATTATGCCCCCGCCTATGAGCGCCAACACGGGACCAACAACGGACCAAATGCGTTGGAACGTTCCGCCAACCGCGTCAAATAAACGGCTCATACTTGGGCCGACGGCCTCCCCAATCATGCCGAAAACTTGTTGTATACCTTGGTAAAATGAAATAGCAAAATTATCAATGTTAGATTTTACGCGCGCCAATGTTTCCGCAAATGTTGCCATATTTATTTTGGCTTGTTCTGTGGCGGTTTGGGTCCCTGTTACGTTCGCCGTGAGGGCGTCCATACCTGAGCCCGTGGCGTTTAACGCGCCTTTAATCAAAATAGACGCCGCCGCACTATCAGTACCAAAGAGCTTGGTAGTTAACGCCGCGTCGCTTTGTATTTTTTGCAATTCACGCAAACGCTCTGAAAACGTTATCGAGGTGTCCCCGAGCTTGTTAATATCAACGCCCGCCTTTTCCAATTCCTTTGCGGTGTCCTTGGGTAAAAATCGGCCCTCCCCTAATTTGTTTAACACGTTACGTAACGACGTACCCGCCTCGGCTCCAACCTTACCACCCGCCGCAAGTATTTGAATAGCGCTGTTTGTTTCTTCAAAACTAACCTTGGACTTGGACGCCGCCACCCCCGCCACATTGATAGCGGCCGCGACCTCGGGAACCTCCGACGCTCCAAACTTTGCCCCCGCGGCTAATGTATTCATTGCAACCGCCATTGCGTCCGCGGCGTTTTTGGGGTCGGCCAAATCCACGCCGAATTGTAACAACGCACCCGTTAACGCCTCGGTTGCGGCGCCGGGGTCGTCACCCGTTGCCTTGGACAATGTGTTAACGGACTCAGCCATACTATTAAGAGCCTCGGGGCTCTTTGCAATGTCGGGTCCGAGCTTTGATAGGATAGTTTTGAACGCGTCAATATTGGCGCTCGCGTCCGTTCCAAACTTGGTGGCCATGCTCTGAGCCTTTGCCCCCAAATCGTCCAAGCCCGCGCCACTAACCCCCGTGATGGAACTTAACGACGCTAACTGCGTTTCGAACTCTTTGCCCTTGTCAATGGCATAGGCCACGCCCGCCCCAACGGCCGCAATGCCCGCGGTAATACCACCGCCCGCCAATACCCCCGTTAATGAGCCCAAACCGGGCACCAACCCCGTAACGCCCCCCGCCAAACTTTGAAACGAACCGCCCAAATTACCGAGGCCACCACTGAGCCCCGGTATTTTGTCTGTTAATCCTGAGAACATGCCCCCGATTTTTCCCGTCGCGGCGTTGCCCCCGTCACCAATCCCCGATAATGACGCGTCCACTTTTTTGGCGGCGTCGTCAATTTTCGCCACCTCTTGTTGTGCTTTTTTTACGCTATCCTCTATGGCTTTGTACGCCTTTGTCCCCGCTTCGCCGTTCAATTGCATAGCGGCCAACGCTTTTTTATTTTCGTCCACAAATGCCAATAACTCGCGTTTACTATTAGCAATGCCCCCCGCGCCTTTGCTCATGTTATTTACAAGGGCGTCGCCTAACCGTTTTGCGTCTTGTTCTAACTTGGTTATGGTTTGTTGGGTCTGTGTCGATACGTTTTGCAACCCCGCAAATAATTCGCGGGTATCTATGCCAAAACTAATCTGCGCGTCTGCCATTTATTTGCTCTTGTTGGTTAGTTTATTATGGGTCATATTCATTGCTATAATCTGCCAAACCTCATACCGTGGGGTGTGATACCATAACGCCGTAAACGCCTCGGGTTTTGCCATTGCGCCCCAAGAGTAAACAGTCCATTTTTCCGCAAACGTGTCGTCCAAATAATCTAACGGGTTGTCCCCGTCGTCCTGTAAATATTCCGTTTCGTCGGGGTCGTTAAATACGACGAACTCGCTACGGTAATACTCAACCAATACGCACTCGCTTGCATACTGTGTCACGAAAAAATTTAAGGTCGTCCAATATACCGTCCAAATCCTGAGACGCCCAAAACTCGCTATTTGTTTCACTTTGCAGACCAACCAATAATTGTGCGTTGGTTACTTTTTTAACGTCCACAACGGTTTTAACAAACTCAAAAATTAACGGTATTGTTGTCGTGTCTATATTGATAACCTCAAATAAATTTGCACGAACTTTCAAATATGCGTCTTTTACAATTTCTTGGAAACGAAAGTCATTCATAATATCGGCGAACGCGTCCGCGCCATTTTGTAAATTGATTTTTTCGGACAAATGCGGAACCGCGTAAACCTTGTTTAATATTTCTTGTTCCGCCGCTGTTTGCGCCCCTTTGCTCTGAGCCAATTCCAATAACATAGGTGTAATTTTTTCGTACAATGCGGGCGTTAAAATTTGGTATAATGGCGCTTCAACTGCTTGGCCGTCTACGTAAAATTTCATATTGTTACAACTCCAAAAATATATATACAATTGGGGCGCCCTAATGACGCCCCGTGTTTAATCTAAATTACTTATCGCATGTAATCCATACCTCTTTGTACCCCACGTCCTGTGGAATAGTCACGGTAATTGGAGCGCTCACAAATAGCGTGTTAAAACATGCGGCGGGTACTGTTACCACCACGTCGTTATTAACAACTTCACCCGCTACCTTTGGCTTGGTATATTTTCCTGACTCCATATCAAATGAGCCTGCATCTTGCGCCAATTTGCATAGCATTAAAACAACCTTACGTTTTGTTTGTCCCGTACCACTTGAAACCAATTTACCGCCGTAAATGATTTGTCCTAGTGTTTGGCTGTTTGCGGTTGCCGAATTGAATTTAACGCCGTCCTCATATTCCCCCGCGTCGCTTGCGGCCTGTGTTACGGGCGCGTATAATTCAAGAAACGTCGTCATTTCCGGCGTGTCGTCGTTTTGGTCCAATGTGAAAGACGTACGCGAAACGCTTGTTTTAATCTTTTTGTTTAATGCGATTTGAACCGTAGTGGACCATGTCCCCGTGGTTTCGTCGGCTGTAAAAAATACGGAATAATTTCCGCCTCCAATAACTGCCATTTTATTGCCTCTTATGTTTTGTAGTTGTGTAAATATCCAAACGTTTTTACCAAGTAATCCCAATTGCGAGCGCATTTGTTACGTGTGTATTCCCTTACAAGTAACTTTGCGTTGCGCTCTGCTTTTTGTTTTTGCACCTCGGGGCCTTGGTTGTACCCCAAATGAAATAACATTATTTCGCTATCAGCAAACGCGCCCAAATCGTACGCGCTTTTGTCTAATGTTTCGTGACAAATTCCGTCCCATTTGAGCCCCGCGCTTTTGCGGTGTAAACGCATGTTTGCATTTATGTAACGTTCCGCGCGTCCGCTTTTGTTTACCCCGTCCATGATACCATAAACGGAAACATACGAGGCGGGGGCGTCGGTCTCGTTTAATGCCTCTAAAAACGCCCATAAATCCCCGTGGGGCGTCGTTAGGCGTTCGTCCGCATCAATATGCAATATCCACTCACCACGGGCGTACGTGTCAACTGTATTTCGCAAATATGCAAAATCAAATTGTTCCGAAAAATCATTGTAACGCCAAACCAAACCCGTTAATAATTCCGTGTCACCAACCACGTTTAACTCGGGTTCCGTAACCGCGGCGGTTTGCTCCGTCCTGAGCGCCACAATTTGTACTTTATGTTTGGCGGTGGTTTTCGGTAATGCCATACGCCACGCCATTAAATCGTCGTCGTTAGTGTATAGTACGCAAATGCTCAAATACATTTAATTGCTCCGTATGTATTTTGTTCTGAATACCATAATACTCAGACCCTTTGTATTGTCTTCATTGTATTGTAACGCCTGTGAACTAACGTAATGCAATGGGGCAAACTCGGCGGCCTCATAATCGGAAACATACGACGGTAAAACGACGTTATGCAATTTGTATTCCACTTGTTCGCAAATGTTCGCGAGCGCGTCCCGTACATTGTGTTTATTTGTGGCGCTCTTTTTAACCTGAGCACCCACTAATAAATATATTTCTAATTGGCCCATATTTACCATTGCGCTGTTATCTTCTAACGGCTCCAATTCCCGTGAGTCTTCGCAATGTAAAATTCCAACGTAATTAAATTGCAAGGTGTCCCATTTATCTACGGTAATGACGTCGTAAACCCGCACGCCTTGTAATTCTCTAAGCAAATCAGTTACGCCGTTTAACGCTTTTGTTTCTCTAGCCATTTCATTATTTCCAATGTTATTTGGTATTTCACGGCGTTTGTAAATTTTTCTTTTGTGGTTTTGTCGAATTGTTCCAACGCGGGTAATAAATACGGGCGTTTTGGTATGTTTACTTTTAATCCTTTGCCCGCGCGCCCGCCGTATTCATGTATTGCGGCGTATGGTAATGCGGAACCATAAATAACGTTAAATCCAAACGCGCTTGTTTTAATATCAAATACGTTGTTTGCATCATTACGGCGCAATGATTTGAACAACGCGCCCGTAATGCGTCGCAATTTGTCCCCCGTGTTTCGCGTGCGCTTGTCGGCCTTTGTGGCGTAAACCATATTGGCACCTGCGAGCGCCTGTAACTCGTCGGTATATTGGTACGCAAAATCATTGTATAACGGTTGTAATTGCGCTTGTAACTGAGCCACATTAAACAGAGCCATTAAACCGCCGGAATAACAAATTTTCGGAAATGCTTTTGCCAATCAATATTTTCTTTTAACGCTTGGGAAACGGTCGCCCCGTTGCCCCCGCTGTTTACACTACTTAGCCCAAACCAATTACCGCCGTCGGGTGACTGCTTGTAAGTTAACGCCGCCATTTCTGTAATGCCTTGCAAAATTGCATATGGCATTGTGGCGTCGGTGTACCCTGTTTGTATGGTTGCTTTAAATTGTCCGTTTGTCTTATTCCTGAAAATAAGATAACACGCAAAATCCTCTGTTTGGAACGCATAATCTACCGACGGAAACGCCGCGTACGTTGCAAATTCATTCTCACGCCATTCGAGAGCCGTAACGGTAGTGTTTGCATAGTATGGGATATATTTCCACACGTGGTTACTTTCGAGCCCGTGACGGCCCGCGTTGGCGTAAAATTGATATGTTTTGTTTACTTGTCTTAGCGGTTGCCCACAAAATTGCTCGGCAATTGTATAACACGTCGTAAACAAATCGTCAAACCATGAATACAAGGCGGTTTCCTCAGCGGTCGGGTCACCGCTAACCTCTAAATTTAAAAACTTTGTAAACGCTGTAAATTGTCGTGGGTACGCGCTTGTATATGGCATGGTTTTATTTTTTCTTTGTTATTGTTTTTGCGGGCTTTGGTTCCGCTTTTGTTTCTGTTTCTATTTCTTTGCAAACGCCTTGGGAATATAGGCGGGCGTACTCTTCGTTGTTAAACTGAGAATATTGGCCCGCCCGTAATCCGTACGCGTCAACTAACATAATTACGTTAATCATTACGCGTTCCTAATTAGGTTGCACTTGTTTTTAATACGCCAATTGCCGTTGGTGCGGGGAACGCAATGCCAATACGCTCGACAACCTCGATGCCTTTCTGATGTGTTCCGCCCAATCCGGTTGCGCCGAAATACTCCTTGTACTCGTTAACCATAATATCCTCACGAATACCAAGAATTGAGAACTGTGCAAAATCAGCATATAACGCACAACCTTTGTTCGCGGCGCTTGTTGGGAACAATGAGTCGGGGACAACGTGCATAGGGCGGCCAAATGGCGTTACGTATGTGTTACCCTCAAGAGCTGTTAGGCCAATTGCGGGAATATCCATAGGCTGTAATTGGTTCCATATTGGGCGGTCTTGTTGGTCCATTTCTTTGATTATATGACCGAATACGCTTTGCGGAACAACAAACACGCCGTTTGCGCCAACTGTGGAATTAAGAGACAAACGCAAATTAATTAGGTCGGTCCATGAAATTGCGGAAAACGCTGTTTTACCACTGTTAGACGCGCCACCCAAATATGTTACAGTAGAACCTGAAATGTTCAATGCGCCTGTGAAATTTGGAGCGGTCCCATTACCGTTAAAAAATTGTTCGTCCTCTTTGCCCGCAATGGCACGGCCCAAACCGTTTGTTACATAATCCAAAAATGCGGGGGTTGCGTCCTCTAATTGTTCAATTGAAAGGATAGCGCCGCCAACAACTTTTTGGCTTTGCAATGTGGTTTGTGTAAAAAAGTTTGCAGAGTCGGTAACTGTTAAACCTGAGCCCTCGGCTACAACGGCCGCGGTGAAATTACCACTTGACGCCAAATACTCTTTGTTACCTCTCATTGGGTAAATTTTAGCAAGGGCACGAGCGTAACCAAAACGGTCCGCAAAATTCATGATTTCCTCAACCCAAAACGCGGGGACAACCGCGCCACCTTGGGCCGTTGTTCCTGTATTGAAATTGGCACGGGTAACGTATTTGTTGTTTGCATCACGCGCAATTGACTCAGCGCCCGCGTGGTCGCCTTTGTGCTTTGCATTAATGTAATCAGAAATAACGCGTGCTTGGTCGCGGCGTGCGTCGTGGTCTGCTTTAATCTTAACAAATCCCGTTACGTGTGTTGGGTTTGCATTACGCAAAATGTCTTGCGCTTTTTCGTTTGCTTTTGTTTCCACAACCATTTTTAATTGGTCGGGTGTAATTACAATATTTTCCATGTTTATTTACTCTATTAAATAAGGTTTAACAACTCGTTATCAGTTAATTTTTTTGCGGGTTTAATTTCAAATCCGCGGTCCTGAGCAATTGCGTTGGAAATTTTTTTGTTACCCTCTGCAATCATTTGGAGCCCCTCGGTTATCATGCCATACGTTGTGGCGCTTATCTTTTTGCCCGCTCTGTTTTGATATGACGCCGCTACGGGTGCGGGTTCGTTTTCCGTTGGCATTGGTTCCGCTGTTACGGGCTCCACAACCTCGGGGGCAACCTCGGGCGCGTCACCGTTTAATACGGCTAACATTGCGTCACCCGCCGCCATTGCGCCCGCCTCAGCGGCTTTAATCGCGTCGTCCTCTGCTATGCCCAACTCGTCACGTAAAAACGTCGTGGCGGCCTCAATGAGCACGGGCATAAATTGCTCACTTAACGCCGTTGTTTGTTCCGGTGTCAACATTTTATTTACCTTTTTGGCTTTGTTAAATATGGTTTCTAAATTTCGTTTTTTATTCGTTTTTTTATGGTCACGTTCCAAACGCTTTTTAAGTAGTGCTTGTCTATTGGCGGGAATACTAACAATAGAAAATTCCACTAACTCAGATTTGGTATAAAACGTAACCGTTTCGCCGTCCACGTTTTTTTCCTCCCATTCCGTCGGAATGATACCAACGCTCACGGCGTTTACATATCCGTTACGGACCAAATCCGCAACCTCACACGCTTCGTCTGTAATTCTGTGTATTTGTAGTGTGGCCTCTAAATTTTCCCCATTCATAGCAAACCCCAAACACTTACCAATTGGCCACTCGTCGGCCTCATGCTGTGCCAACACAATTGGGTTGTTTAGGTACGCCGTATAATCAATTCCACTTGGAACAATTACCGTCCCGTATCTATCAATTTCCGGCGTGGAAACCACAAATGTGTAAATATCTTGCGGGGCCTCTTTGCCCTCATGTTCGTTACCCTCATACCCCTCATAACCGCGGGGTTCGAGTCGGTACGCTCGTTTAATTATTTCCATGTTATTGCGCTCTTTTTTTAGGTGTGTATGTTATCGTTTTACGGGGAATAATTGACAACGGCAATTAACGGCGCCCGACGCGGGCAACCCGTCCCCTAACGGTCGGTCTGTTTCTGTGTAACCCACTATTTGCTCTGTCGTGGTTCCGTCCGCATTTTTCGTTATTCTAATTTCAGGAACCAAAAACGTACCCATTGCTCCAACCTCTTTGCCCTCCATTAATTGGTGGCTTGGTCGTACTCTATTGTCTTGTTCTGTTAGCCATATATACGAATAACCCAAACGTTTATACGTGTGCATTTGGGAACCACTCGTAACCGACGCACTCACAGTATTTGCAATTGCGCGCAATCTACTCTCAGAATAAACGTTTTTGAAACGGTCGGTAATAATTGCCAATAATTGCGTTTTGTCTTTTTGCGCATTGTTTGCAATAACGTTTGTAACGTCCACTTTCAATACGTTAAAACTATCCGCAATTTTAGCGGCGTTTTCCTGTGCAAAATTCCTGAGCGTTTGGCCGTATGGTCCGTCCAATGGTATTGCGTTACCCTCTAAATTTATGGCGACGTTTTCCGCCACTCTTTGAACCGCGTCATTACAAGCCCGTTCTATGCGTTCGCTTGTTTCATTTGGAACCGTCACGCCAAACATGTTATATTGACCCGCCTCAATATTCAAAATCATTTCTTTGCGTAAATCATTTATTGCGGTTTTCACAACCGCCTCTATGGCTATTTGGTTTTCCGTTGTTAAACCGTCGTAATTGCGCCAAAACTCAGCGCGGGCCTCATTGGTATTATACGGGAAACTTCGACGCGCCACGGGCAATTGTGGGGCCTTTGCGGTAATTTGTGCGGGCTGTGCGCTTGTTATTGTTTGCAATGGCGTTAAACCATTTGCAATTAACGGAATATCCCCGCCCGTTATGGTATCGTATCCACGGTCCGCACGCGCCTCGTTAATTGTCTTGATACCCCAACGTAATTGGAATTCCTCTTGCTTTAAATCGGCGTCCAAATCTTTGTAAACGTACGGCTCGGGTTCTATTAAAACGTCGTCCTCAAATCGTCTAAAATGGCGCGTTAATTCCTCTGCTATGTATAACGCCTCGGGGTCTATTGTGTTTTGTCTAAATATCTGAAATTGGACCTCTGCGGTTGCGCGGTTTTGAAATTCCCCTGTTAACATGCCCGGGGGCACGCCGAAAACCTGAGCAATTTGTGAACGTGTGTCGGCGCTCACGGCGTCGTAACTTATAGCAAGTTCACCCTTTGGTGGTAAATTTAGTTTCATTCCCCCATGTAACAACGCACGTAATTTATATTTTGGTAACGCCTCATTCCAACCGTCTCTAATGCGTTCCCATGTTTCACGGTCCACGGTGTCGGGGTGCTCTGCTATCAATGGCGGAACGGTATTGTTTTCAAATAACCGTTGCAAATATGCGGAAACCTCTCTATCGATATTCGCATATTCCAAGGCGGCCGTTACAAGCCCAACCCCAAGCATATTCATTCCCACAATTTCCTCGGGTCGTGCGGCGGGGTGAATACGAGCCAAATGGACCATTTCACGCTCGGGAATATGTATGTTTCCATCCTGAGCGCTTTGGTATATGTAACCGTCCACAAATTTCTCAGAGCCCTTAATAATGCGCACGCGCGTTGGGTTTAATACCCACATTTGTAACGGAACATGATAACCGTTGGTCGGCGTCCAAATAAACGCGTTACCGTTAATAGATAACCAATTTTCAATATAGGAATAAATCTGAGAGCGCACAAAATACGGGTTTGGGTTTGCTAACAAACGTGACGCCCAATGGTCCGCGCCCAATTCTGAGCGGTCAAAATTTTGCTCTTTGAACGTATTAAATTTAATTGCACTCAGAGCGTTGGCCCTATGCTGTAAACATGCAAAGACGGTACCGCGTAACGAGGCCTCTGTTTCATTACCCGCGCTCACGGAACCAATGTTACGTTGGCTACCCATACGGTCGTATGGTAACAAACCGCGTTTTTGGCTTGGTAAAACCGCGTCTGCAATCCTTTGCCTAATGTCGTCCAATATACTCATGTAAATACGCCCGGTGTCTTTTTAATTGAAGCAAACGCGTAACCCAATGCGTCCACGTAATCGTCGTGTTTGTCCTGTGCTGTGCCCGTAAAACTTAATAGCTCCTCGGTAAATTCAGGTGGTAACGTTCCGTAGTGGAATACCTCACGGCGTTCGTAACGCGCCTCCACGGGCTGAAATCGTATAACTTTATCACGGTCCGCCCTCATTCCAACCACGTTTAACGTTGTGTTCCGTTTCAATTCTTGGACCAACCACGCTTGCGCTTGGTTGTTCTCTATTGCAATAACCTTGGGGTTCCATTTGTTTGCGTATTCGATAACCTTTGCCCCAATGTTTACAAACGTCATGCGGTCGCGGAATGCGTCAACAACAACCACCTCTTTGTCCTCTGTTAACCCAATGACAACCAACGCAGTATAGTCCGCCGTCTCTTTTTGACTAATTGCCAAATCCACGCCCATATAAAACGTAACGGGTTTTTTTGTGTTGTCAATTTTGAGCCACTCGCGTTTAATCTTTGCGGCCCCTCGGTCCACGTACTCGGCTAAATACTCTTGGGCAAAAACAACGCTTGGCAATATGAGCCGTTGCCGTTCAATTTCCGCATGTTTCATGCGGGGGTTGTCGTATGTGGTATAATGAAACGACGCCCAATCACCATATAAATTACTAAAATTGTCCAACTCAGAAAAATGGTTTTTGCCATTTGGTGTGGAAAAAAAATAACCGTCGCCCTCATAATCTGTGAGCATAGGGCTTAAAACCTCTTCCCATGCGTTTTGAGCGTTTTCACAGTACGCCCACTCGTCACATATCATGCGGTGAAATGCGTTCCCTCTGAGCCCGTCCGCACGCCATATACCCGTTAACGTGAGCGTGGAACCGTTCAATGTTATTTCCCCCCATTTGATTGTGGCGCCTAACGGGGTAAACAGTTTAACGGCCTCTTTGTAACGCCCTTGTAATTCTTTGTAACTTGGGGTCGTGTATAACACATTGGTGCCCGGCTCTTGTAACATTTTTTCGATAGCAAGGGCAAATGCTAAGTAACTTTTGCCAAATCGGCGCCCGCTCCGTACAACGTTAAAACGTTTGCGGTTGTTTACTATTTCCAATTGCTTAGCGTGTGGCTCTGCTATTACGCGTTTCACTTGTCGGCCTCATTGTTACCACCCCATACAAATACCATTTTATTGGCGTTTGTGTTATCACGGGTTTGTCCTGAGAGCCGCGCCGCTTCGTCCTCGTTCGCTATCAGTTTCATTAACGCCACTTGTAACGTAGGGTTGTCGGACTTATACCATTTTTTGCGCATGTTCGATTTCATGGACACGCGGTTTTTTTCCAATGCGCTTTTAATATTGTCCATTTCGTCACTACCAATGGGGAAAAAATCGTAAAACGTTTGTTTCCTGAGCGGTAATAACGCTACAATATCCTCGATAAATATGAGCGTATGTTTCTCTATTATTTCCAATGTTTGGGCATATACTTTTTTCTTGTCGTACGCCATGTTAATCATTCCCCAATAATACCCATACGGCTTGTTCCGGCGTGCTTGCTATCTTAGCCAATTGGCTTTTTACGCGTGCGTAATCGTCCGCCGTATATTCTAGTGTTATTGTGTTTGTTTGCTTGTCTTGGTCCGCCTCTATTTGCGGGCCGTTTTCCTCTGTATTAACGGGTAAATCTAACCCCCACGCCTCCAACTGTATTTCGTCCCACTCGTTAGCCAATTGCTCATGGTCCCATTCCCCGTAACTTACGTTGTCTTTTATGAGAAATTCGGCACATTGCTCGGGTGTCCAATCGTCCGCCAATATAACGGGTAACTCAGTAAACCCCAATTCCTTTGCGGCCTTTAACCTCATGTTACCGCCCAATACCATATATGTTCCGTCGTGGTCACTCACTACAATGAGCGGGCGTTTGTTTAGCATATCCGGGAACGCTTGTAAACTTGTTTTTAGTTTGGCGTATTTGTCCCGTGAAATCGTGCGCGGGTTCCGTGGGTTTGGTTTAATCTTTTTAATTGGAACCGTCATTGCCTTGCGCCCCAAATACCTAGTAACGTACCTAGTGCAAACGCCACGGGTCCCCATGTCCACGCGCTGTTATTCTCAGTGGGTACGGGAATTGTTATTGTTTGTACTGAGTCGGGGCGGGGCCTGAATACCAAACTAAAATTGGCTTTGCCCTTATTATACGCAAATGCCATATTTACGGTGTCCTTTGTGGTTGTTATCACGCTATCAGCCTGAGCAATAAACGACGTGTCCCCGCATGGAATGTTTACGGGGCGTTCTATAAAATACGTTGTGTCTTTGTGTTTAACCATTACCGATTTTACGCGCACGGTGTCCCGTACGGTAACGGGGCGTGTTATTACGGCCGTAACTGTGTCCCGTGTATGTTTCGTGCCCTGTGGGGCATTACAGCCGCGTCCAAGGTGAACGCCTAACAATAAACACAACCCGCCAACCATTATGAGCGTAATGCCATAGATATTTAGTCTCATTCCACAACCCCGTTATTAATCCACATATTGCGTACCGCTCCGTCCGCTTGGACAATTGCAAATCCATGGTTACTATTGCTATGGGGCATATAACCTTGGCGTAACTTGCATAAACAACCCGTGGTGTATGTTTTAATGTATTTACCGCCCAATCCCCGCCCATGTGAAAAACTTGTGCGGTGAACGTGTCCCATTACGGTTGTTTCTAATGTTTTGAGCATTAACGCGCGTGCGGGGTTAACGCCCCCACCCACTTTTACCTCGTGCCCATGAATTATATGGGTGTCCGCAACCCTCATAAATTGCGACGTTTCCGCAAACTCTATGCCAACGTCCGTTAAATTTAATAACTTTGTCCAATCTACAAGCCCCGCCATTTCCTGAGCGTTTGCCATTAAATACGCTTCTAGTCTGTCCTCATGGTTGCCCGCTTTGAATATAATACGGGCGCTCGGGAAATCCGCACGTAATCCACGTAAAAATGGTTTCACCATTTCGAGCTCGTCTAAAAACTTTGGCATATTTGGGTTTTTGGGGTGTCTTGATATACGGGCTCCGTCCAATATATCCCCATTTAAAACTATGTTTTCCACTTGTTCCGAGCGTGCATATTGGACCGCCGCAATTACCGCCTGCTTATCATGTATTCCGAAATGAATATCAGATAACACGGCGGTTTTCCCCTCTAATTTAATAGGGGGCGCAACCTCGTCGCGTCCGTCGGGCATTTCCGCCAAATAATCAGGAACGGCCGTATATGCCAAACCGTTACGCCTGTGTAAAACGCGTTCGTACTCGTCGCGCGTCACCTTGGGGCGTATAAAATCGTTTATTTGTTTTTTAGCCATTATTTGCTATGCTTTGCAAAATGATTTGTTTGGCGTCGTCCTCTGTTCCATCAATTGCAGTTTCCGTATTCCAAATATTGCCGTTCTCATCTATGAATTTCCATAGCATGACGGGAAATGGTTCGCAAATTTTATTTGGGTTTCCGTCACTATCAAATGAAATTACAGGTGTATTCATCGCCTCTGTTTTTTTATGCAATATCAATTCCATTATGCAAACTCCCAAATATACATTTGGCTTCCTTTGTGTACCGTTACGCCTGTTGTTGCCGATAGTGAATTTTGTGCAAATTGATATTTACAAGTGTAATTTGCACCCATCACCAAACTTACTTGATTAAATTGCGGTCTTGGCACTCCACTAAGTGTTGAAACAGACGTTGAACCTGTTTGTGATGTTGCTGCCAAAGTGTTCCCAATGTAACCGTATGAATTTGCATCAAATGCAAATTTCAATGACAAACTTGTTGATGTGTTGGTTCTGCTCATCAACAACCTTAGTTCAATATAGTATGTTTTGCCATTCAATAATGTATAGAATAATTCATCATCATCTTGCAAAGTAGTGGAATTTGTAACTGTTTCATTTGCTGTTTTTGTCACTACATAAGTCGGAGCGCCAAGAGAACCACTCGCAGAGATTGTCGAACCTGTTAGCGTTAATCCTGAACCAATTGTTATTTCCTCAATATCACCCGCACCCGCCGACGCACGCCCCAATAAGCGTGACGTGTTCGTAACATTTTGTATTTTTGCGTACGTTACCGCATCATTGTCAATTGTCCACGTGGCGCCCGTTCCACTTACCGTTATGTCCCCCTTATCTCCGTCGGAAACGCCACCACCGCCCGCCGTTGCCCAATTTAGGTTTCCTGAGCCGTCCGTACTTAAAACTTGGCCATTGGACCCGCCCGTAATTTTTAGGCGGGTCGTGGTCGTGTTTATATCATTACTATTATCTACGGTTTTACTGCTTATGGTGTCGGGCAATTGACCGTTTTTTAATTTGGTTATTGGCATTGCTATTGCTCACTCATGTTACTTCATATAATCCACTATCAATACGTCGCCACTTACGGGGGCGGTTGTCATTGTAATGGTTGCGGTTGTTATTGTGTAATCATTACCCGCGCCGCTCTTTTGTCGTACGCCGTTTAAATACAGTTTAACCGTACCCGCCGTTGGCGTGTTTGCTAATGTAAACGTGGTATTTGAGCCGTTAATTGTTCCACTTGGGGTTTCCTCAGTAACAAAGTTGGACGTACTGAGCGTTCCGCTTGTGTCCTGAGCATAAACAACCGCCGTACTGCCTAATGTTCCGCCACTATTTGACGTGCAAAAATATCTATATTCAGCCTGTGCAGAACCTTGGTCCACATATACCAAAGACCCTACAAGCTCGTCCCATGCGTCCGAGTCTGTGGCGCGCGTCATTGCGGTGCTTGACGTGTTAAAAACATAAATTCCGTTTTGCGCGGGCGTGTTTTGGTTGTGTACTAAAATACGGTCGCCTAACGTTACCCCAACGCCGTCAAATGTGGACGTTCCGGGGTTGCTTAAATCTATATTTACCGTGGTTGCAACTTTAACATTACGGTAACGGTACGCGCTCGGTAAACCCGCTATTTGTGTATCTACATAACCCTTGGTCGTCGCATCCCCTGAGTCTGTTGGCGTTGCCAAACTTGTAATTTTATTATTACCCATTGACTGAGCGCCCGTAAACGCTACGGAGCCGTCTTTTTTAATAAAGTTTGCGCCGTCCGCTAATTTAGACGTATCAATGGCGGCCCCCGCCGCTACTTTGCTATTAGTTATGGCGCCGTCCCGTATTTGGCGCCCTGCTATTGTGGTTTCCGGCATTTTTTTTATCCTATTTTATAGTTTATTCGTATATAATCACCCACAACGGGGCTAACGTTCAAAATAATTGTATTTGTCCCCGTGGTTATGTAATCCACGCCATTAACGATATTAACGCCATTGATAAACACGGAAACGCTCGCAGGTTCAAATTGTTGGGCGGTCGTATATGTGGCGTTGGAACCGTTTACGGCCCCGCTTGGGGTTTCCCCAATGATAAACGCCCCCGCACTTGTTGACAATGCCCCGTTAAATTCAATTACAACGTTTTGGGGCCGCGTAAATACCGATATTTCCCCCGTTAAATCGTTTATACTGAGCGTAACGGCTTGGGGGTATGTATTTACACTAACGTTATCATTTGATACGCTCATGGGGTCACCGTGTCCCTTATTTCTACGTCACCACCTAACCAATATTTAACGTCCCCGCCCGCCCATGCTATTTTAACGTCGTAACTTAGGTTTTTTTGTGGGGTCAAATTAGCGGAACCGGCCGCGGGGACACTTAACATAAATTCGCCACCCGTCGCAGGGCTTTGTACTGAGCAAACGAACGTAAAAACGGTTGCGTTGGTGCTTTTGCTCTTTGCCTCTGCGGTAATGGTTGCCCCCGTTAAACTTATTGGGGCGCCCGTGTTATTTTTCAATGAAACAAGCGTGTTATAGGTTTCACCCTTGTAAATCACTATATTAAATTTATCACGTTTCATTATGGGTTTTCCGCAAATAATTTAGAGACAAACGCGCCCAACGTTGCGCATGATAACAAGACAATGGCTAACGGGATATTTTCCCGTAAATACGCAAAACCGGAGCCCGCAATGCCCAATGCGGACAATGCGCCCGCAATGCGCCGAATTTTTCGGGGTGTCGGTTCGTTCCAATATTTTAGGCCAAATTTCATTGGTCTTTTTGCGCAATTATTGTAAATATTTGGTCCAAACGCTCGTTTAATTTATTGAAAGAACGCCTCATATATTCGCTGTTTTCGCGTTCCTGTTTTTCGAGCGTTATTACCCTCGTTTCTAACTGAGCCGAATTAAATACATTATCGGCCGTTAACTTGATAATTTGAGCAATGTGGTGGGCTTGTTCAATGCGCTCTTTTTTGAAATAACGCAATAAAAAAAATATAATCGTGCCCGCGGAAACCATAGCGGCCAACACATTACGTAATAATTCTATTTGTGTATCCATGTTTTAAGCATATATTAAAACGGGGTTATTCATAAACACAAATAACCCCGCTTGTTTGGAGCATAGCAATGAAACCCGCAATGGGTTCACGGGAAAATACTAATTTACTTTAATGCAAAAAAACGGTTATTCATATATGGTGAAATCAGTTATACGGAAATAATTGTACGGGCTTATGGTCCGCGTACGTCTATACACCCCGTCCCCGTCGTTTTGTGACCCTCTGAGCCCCGACGACGTGTTTCCCTCTATTGTTACCCCTGTTTTGCCGTTCCATTTCTCTACAAATCCCACATGCCCAAATATCGTATTTCCACGGCGCCATACCACAATGGAACCCGGGGGAATTTCCAAACCTCGCGTTAAAACCTCTGTGGCTTTAATGCTGTTTGGCCTCACATACGAACGGGCCAACGCGCTCCGTACTTTTAATGATTTGACCCCCGCCGAGTCTAGACAAAACGCCACAAACGCCGCACACCATTGGTTCCCGGGTTTGCTCTTTGCCGTTAACAAAAAACGGTTAACCCAATAACCGCGGTTTGTCCCCCACTCCTCTTTTACGCCAATGAAACCACGCGCAATACTGAGCGTGTTAAGCCGCTCCAAAGCAAAGAGCCGCGGTAATGATATTAGCGGAAACAAAAATAGCGTATGCAATAGGATTTTTTGCCAAAATTTCACGCGTGTTAACCTCCGAAATTAGAAATGTATCTACAAACCATGCCCCCGTTACGGCCAATGCGTATTTGGCCAAACCAACGGCGAACGTACTAAACATTCCGTCCCCTTGGAACGTCACGTAAACCGCCACAAATGCCCCAACAAACAACGGAACAAACGTTTTTACTGCTTGCATAACTGCAAATCTCCTATAATAAATCTATTGTGAATTTATATATATCGGGGCCCAATATTGGTTCCCCAATTACCTCAAAATCTAATGTACTCAGCCCGTCACGCGTGTTATCGGTTCCGCGTGTTAACCTCTCATAATTGGCCGTGGCTAAGTCTGTGTCTATTGCGCGCTCATGGTCCAAACTGCGAAATATACCACCGTCACGGCGCACCGTGTTTAACCCGCTTTTTTGGCACCGCCGTAACATGTCGTCGTCCTCTGAGCCCCAACCCCAATAACCGTTGGAATATCCGTTAACGGCTTCAAAATCGTTTCCATTAAACAAGGTCACCCCGCCGAAATAAGACTCATAGGGCACGCCCTCGGGAAATTGCGACGCGTCCGTAACCAAATGCGTTGGAACCTCACTATATGAATAATTGGCCGTTATTGGTAACATATCCACGTCATGGAACGCAAACCAACGCACGCGGGCCGTGTCGAATTCCTGCGCAATCTTATACCCCGCATTTAACAAGGCCCCGCGGTTAAACGGGCGCCACCCGCCACCCTGTTCAATTACGTATATTCTATGGACAATATTAGACATATCCAAATACGCCGACAAATACGGAACAAATATTGCCAAATGTTCCGCGCGGTCTCTGTATGGTATAATCACGTTTAACATTACGGTTCCATATTAACTATGTATTCTGCTTTTGTTTGCGCCTCATGTAACGAAACGTCACGGAATTTATATTGTACAATATATTTGCCCATGGCGTCGTAAATTACAAATTTCCAAGCGCTTTGCGCCTGTGTCAAATTACAAACGGCGGGGGCGCCATTATACACAATGTTACATGTGAAATGCCCGCCCGTGCCATGCCATGCCATTAACTGTGGCTCTGTGTAACGGTAAATCATTAAAACGGCGCTTCTAAATTTCGTATGGAATTTTCCGCAATTGGCTCGGTTTCAACACTCAGTATTTTTACGCTTGTAAAATAGTGGGTTTGGCCCGTGGTTTTGCTCACGGCTTTGCGTCCGCTAATTGCGGCGTTAATTGTTACGTAATCACCAACGCGTAAAATCTCCGTCGGCGCAATACGGTCGTTTACCGCCTCGCATTTGATATAATCCGGGTATTGTCCCGTTGTTTTTACGACAATATCACGTTTACGCATTTTGTCCGTAATTTGTTGGGTTTGTCCCAAATCTTCAATAACGCCACTTACTTTTACTAACATTGCCTTTGCTCCAATATGGTTTATTCTATCATTTTGCCGACGTCAGCAAAATGCTTTTTTATGCTCTTATATGCTCTTATAATCATGCAATAAACGGAATAATTGTAGTTATTGCGTTTTATATCATTCATTGTAGTTGGGGCGGGACTCGAACCCGCAAAACATAAGTTAGTAAATTTTAAGTTTACTGCGTTTGCCATTTCGCCACCCAACCCCGTTATTTATTTTTGCTTTTTATATGTGAAAATGTTTTGTTTATACCACCATTCCACGCGGTCCAAACCCGCCACGCCTAACCGCAAAACGTCCTCTTTTTTATATCCGCACTCAGCAAATAAATTATGCCAATATTCATGGGGTTGCTCATTTATGTGGTTTGTCCCACCTTGGCCCGGTACGGCGGCGGAAAATACAATAACGTCCGCCAATGCTGTTAATTCTTTTACGAACGTTTCCGCGCGTTCCGCGGGCAAATGCTCGGCAACCTCCAAACATAACGCCAAATCGTACCGTTTGTCATTTGGCAATTTAGTCAATATGTCATGTTCTAAAAAATGCTTGTTTACCCGCATGTTTTTGGGCACGTAATCACCGTCCAAACATACGGCGTTAATATCCATGGCGTCAAACTGAGCGCACCACGCACCCGCACCGCCCCCAACGTCAATAACTGATTTTGGCCCGTACATTTTGACAATTAACGGGACAACCTGTTTAGCGGACTCAGTGGCGCCGTTAATTTGGTACGCGTAAAATTGCTCATTGTATATGCTCATGGTTTAATCCTCAAAAAATGTATTTTCTTTTTGTTTGCTTATTTCGTTTCTTTTTTGCATAGCGTATTCAATGCGGGCGCGTGAAATTTCTACATATTCCGCGCTCAAATCAAAACCCACAAATTGGAACCCCTCATATATTGCGGCTTTGCCCGTTGAACCTGAGCCCAAAAACGGGTCCAATATTACGCCATTTGGCGGGGTCACCAACCTGCAAAGATAACGCATTAATTCCGTTGGTTTTACTGTGGGGTGGTGGTTGCGGTTGTTTTGTAATTTTTGGTTTGGTTGCCCGCCAATTCCACTTCCCATTGTTGGCCGTTCCCTTTCCTCAAATCCGTCTAACCCCTCGTCTCTATCTTTCTTGCTTGCTTTTGCACAATAGAAAAAACGGGCGGCGGAACCTGCGGGCTCGTCGTAACCCCCGCTCCGTTTGCGCAATACTGAGCCGCTCACAAAATTTACCGTCGGTTTTGAACTGCTTGGGCCTGTTTGCGGAAATCCCGCCAATACCTCCGCGCTTCCATCGTGGATTATGTTAGCAGGCCAACGGCCGACGGTTTGCGTAATTTGCCCTGTTGCCTTTTGTTTTAATCCATCCGCTTTTGCGCCGTGCGCTTTTCCATTTTCTACGGTTGCTAATCGTTGCGTTATAATATCATTTCCCACCCTGCACCCGTCCACATTTATTGCCCCCGTGCCATGTGTCAATACATTTTCCGCTACCGTTCCAATCAATGGCTTACGGGCTACACATATCGGCTCATGTGCGGGCTTTAATGCCGTGCCCCAACCGTTCCATTCTTTTGCGCCGTCGGTTGCGGGGGCGGTGATGTTAGGTATTACAGGTTTTACTTCATAGCTTGTTCCGTTTCCGACTATAACCCCGCCATGCCTTGGACTTATGCCAATCACCTCGCGTTCCGCGCCTGCAATTTTGTCTATTGCTTTGCTCACATCATGAGATTTGGGAAAACCTGAGCCGTATAACCACATAATTTGGTCGCGTATATCAAACCCCGCGTCTTCAATTGCAACGGTCATGCGGTGGTATGTTCGTGAACCTGAAAACGCTAACAAATGCCCGCCGGGTTTCAACACGCGCAAACATTCACGCCACAAATCGACGTCGTACGCAATGCCCGACGCGTCCCACTTTTTGCCCATAAATCCAAGCTCGTACGGCGGGTCCGTTACAATGGCGTCTATGCTATTGTCCGCCAATGTTTTTAGTAAATCCTTGCTATTACCGCACTCCAATTTATACGGGCTCATGTTCTTTGCTCCAAACATTGTTTTATTAAATCGTATGTTTCCGTTTTGTGGATTTCCTGTGGCGTGAACCTGAGCACGCGCCAACCGATAACGGCGGCTTGGTTGTATTTTTCCATATCTTTTACAAATCCTGAGCCGCGTGTGTGGCGTCCGCCAATCCATACGCCACCCTCTATTTCTATTGCTATTTTATGGTCCAATATGGCATAATCAAAACGCCATTTACGGCCGTAATTTATCGCAAAATGAAACTCACTTACAATGGATATTCCGTACTCTTTGCACATGGCACGGAAAACCGCGTCGTTTAATGCGTTGTTATTTTTCGCCATGGTTTTGCTCAAAATATTGTAACACGATAGCGAGCGCCATTAATTCGTCATCGGGGCGTATCGTTGGTATTTCAGCCTCTAACGGCCACTCACTAAAATGGCGCAAAATATGCACGGCCTCTGTTAATCTATCTTTTTGCATATACAAATAACTCAGTAATTGGAATAACAACACAACGCGACGTATTACCGTCGCCACAATCCCGGATTTTACCCGCCTCGTAATATTCACGGGCCAACCGTTTTAACTCAGTAACAGGCAATATAACAAATATGTTTTTAATTGGCGCCAACGGTACGCAATACGCCCAATAATCCGCATGTGTCGTGCTTATTCCCGACGGTTTACCACGGCTCTCGTATTCAATAAACATATTACCCGTATTATGTGCAATACGGTCCGTTTTTATTTCTATTTTGCCCTCTAACATGCCCGCAAATTTGCGCTCATATTGTTGGCCGATATTCAAATCGTATTCAAATGTGTTGTTAAAATCCATACGGCTCGGCTCCGTAATATTCGTGGTATGTTTGCGTATTTTTGTCAAATGTGAAATCTACGGAACCAATGGCGCCCGTATATTTAGTTTTAACTTTTTGCACATATACGGAGCTTTTTAATTCCCTCGGGTCCACGCCGTCGCGAGGCATTTCACGGTAAACACTTAGTATATTATCAGCCACATTGTAAAAATGAGCCGACCCGCTTATGTCGTACGCCGTTGGAACCTCATAAAACCCATTCATATCCTTTGCCATTTTTCGGGGGTGCGCAATCAATATTACATGTATTCCCGTTTGGCGCGCAAACATGCGTAATTTAACCAAAACGCGGGCCGTGTAACTTACCTCGGTTTCACCTCTTTGCAATTGAACCTCTAAATTATTCCACGGGTCAATAACAAGCGTGTTTATACCAAATCTACGTAACAACTGTTTTGCGGTCGCCATGACAACCTCCAACGTGTATTGTTCGCTCGGCTGTATCAAATAGAAATACTGAGCCAATGCGGTGACGGCGGGCCGTATTTCATCTAACGTAATACCCTCATTTCCAAAAAACGGTTTTTGTTTTGCTATTTCTAACAACCTAATTACCCACATTTCATATTGCGGGTTTTCAGGTGAAAAAACGGCGTGTTTCCATGAATGATTACGGGCCAATGTTACTAATACGTTATCTATAAACCCGCTTTTACCATGCGACGGAATACCCGTTACAATTGTTAATTGACCGGGGAAAAATTTAAAAATGTCGTCAAATTGCAAAAACGTGTGTGTTACGGCTCCGTCGGGAAATCCTGTTATCTTAATTTCCTCTAATTTGGTTATGGCGTCCGATATATTCACAACCCCGTCCAATGGGAACGGCTCGGCCGTTGCAATGCAATTAAACAATGTTTGCGCACCGTGTTTTACTAACACGTCGTTTGCATCTTTGCAACCCTCGGGGTATTTGACAACCTTACAACGCTCACGGCCCAAACGGCGCGCCAACTCGTCGGTTAACCTGAGCCCCGGCCCGTCCGCATCACATGCAAGAAATATAGTTTCCATAACGTCCAAGGCGTCCACGCAATTTTCCAAAAATGCCATTTTGCCGTCCACTCTGAGAGCGTCGGGGTTTATGGCTCCGTCGGGCACGCTCACGGCGTTTAACACGCCCGCGGCCTCAAATGATAACGCGTCAATTTCCCCCTCACATATAATGCAATATGTGGCCCCTTGTAAATCATTCAATTTATACAATGTACGGAAACCGCCGGGCGTTTGGGTAAACTGTTTGTCCATTGTACGCATTTTGGCATTTACGCACAATTCGCCAACAAAGTAATTAAAACTAACATATTCAATGCCCTTGCGTAATTCCATACCAACGCGGTTACGCTCCAATATATCACGTGAAATTCCACGGCTTTGAAACCATTGGACCCACTCAGCATTTAAGTTATTTTGCGGGCGTTCAATATGTGTTAACGTTTGTTTGTTCGTGCCCCCTTTGTACTGAGCGGAACCAAGGGAACCGCCCCACGCGCAATGGTGACAAAACCACGTTTTTTCACTAATATTAACGGCTAGGCATTTCTCAGTTTTTTTGCGCCGTTCGTGGGAACATTGGGGGCATAACGTCCGTTGTTCGTCGGGGCCCTCAATATCCAAACCCGTTATATTGTAGTCTCTGAAATTCATAGTTTACATTGCTCCAAATGCTCCAAACATTCCGTTATTGCATCCATAAACGCGGGGTCCTGAGTCAAATGCTGTTTATACATGTGCATAATATAAACGTAATGTTTGTGTTTAATTTCATACGTTTTGCAAATATGTAATTTTTGCAACCCAAACCCATGACGCAATATTATTAAAAACGCACGGGCGTGGTGCCCCTTGGGGTTTAATTTGCGCCCGTATAATGTTTGTATGGTTTTATTCTCTTTATCCTCTACAAACAACCTGAGCGCGTCCACATAGGCCGATATATTGCGCATTGAATTTTGGGGCATGTTCAAAACAAACGGGTTTGCATCCTCATTTTCCACATATTTTCCACGGCCAAATAATTGCAACCGCTCGCGGCGTATTTGTTCGGACCATTTTACCGAGCGGTCGGGGGTAACTACGTAACCATGTACGCCGTCCACGTCCGCCGCCATTTCAGCCAAACTGCCTATGGCGTATAATTTGTTTTCCGTTCCTGTACTCATAATGCAATATCTCTTTATGCTTTTTGTAAATTTTGGAAATTGGCCGGGCAAAATATACCCATTGCAATAAATATTTTAATTGGCGGTAACGCTCCCTAAATTGCTGTTTATCAGCATAGGGAAAATTACGTACCAAATCGTCACCGTTAATATCAAAATGGGCATATAAAAACCCATGTAAACAATTGCGCACGCGTGTTATGTGGTAATCTTTGTTAGCGCTCCGTAATTGCTCGGGTTCCAACTCAAATGCGTTTGCAAATTCATGCGTTAACTCATTGACAATTAAGTCTATTGCGTCGTTATGCTCGGGCGTGTTTAATATGAATTTTTTCCAACGCCATGCCCGCCCATAATCGGGTAATTTGTATTCCTGTGCTTGGCATTTACGCCCGTAATTACGGAGCGTTCCGCGTTTCAATTCATATTTAACGTTTTCCCGTGGCTTTGGTCCGCGCTTTTTGAGGTCCGCAACGGGTGAACCAAATAAACGGGCCTTTTCCTCTCTGAGTAATTCGCTTGTTGTCTTTTTGGGCGGTTTAACGCGCGTTCCATATACGGAGGCCTGCGCCATATCCGTTGTAATTACTTGATAACTCATATATTTACACTATTATTTTTTTTCTTTGCTGTGGTAATTTGTGGTTATTTTGGTTTAATGCTAGAAATACGTCCACGTACATGACGCCGTCTTTGTTTTTACGCGTTAATTTGAGCAAACTACGGAACTGTTTACGCCAAAACGGGTCGTTTGCGGCGTCCGTAACTGCTTGCAAAATATGCTCGTTAGTATAACCCGCTTGCAATAATTTAGCCATAACGCCCGCGCTCTGTTTCAAGGCATTTGAACTATTCATGCGCTCCAATTCCATTGGGTTCAAATAACGAGCTATCACCGCCGTACATTTTAACGCCAAATATTCCACGTCCTGAGCGTTCAAAATCCTTTCACAATTTTGGGGGTTTTTTGGCGGTTCACTTTCCCCCTTTCCCCCCCCTTTATTCCCCCCCTTTTCTTTCCCCCTTATACCCCCTATCTTATCCCCCCCTATAATCCCCCCCGCAAACCCATGTAAACCTAAAATTTTTTTTTCACCGTCTAAAAAAGTTTTCCATTCTGAGCCCTCATTTACAAACGCGGAAACTATGAGCCCCCGCAATTCCGTAACGGTACGTTTTAACTCAGCCAATTGCATCGAAATTTCTGTTAAATCCGGTGTATAGTATTCTGTATCCATTGTTTTACGTCCTTTGCTATGCGTTAAAATAATGTTTTTGGCCGTTTGCGTGGCCGTGGTTAAACGAAAGGGCGCAGAGCCGTGTAAATATATGCCCCGCACCCGTTTCGTCTCTTAAAATCAATTTACGCCATTTTGTTGTTGTGCGTAATTCATTCGTTGGCCTAAACTTGGGTTATTGCTGTTTTTGTGTCTTTGTTCGTAATCGTATTTTTTACAACGTTCGCGCCTCTTTTGTCTGTTGTCTTCTAATAGACTCCAATAAAATACGCTTGACTCATTCCATTTTCTACCTCGGGGTGTCATATATCCCATTTTATTCAATTTCTTTGCAACCTCTTTATTATTCATGTATTTAGACATTTCATTTACTATGCGCTCCGAGTCATGATAGGACAAACGGCCAACCGGCGGGCGTTCCCAAATGCCAATATATTTTATAGTTTCCTTTGTTTTTAACGCTTTAACGCGTTTTTGTGTGGGTTTGGTAAATAACCCGCGAATAAATTTCAAAAATCCCATTTTACTAGTCTCCATAACTTGTTGAAAATAAATAGTATTGCGCGCTCTGTGCGCATTGCTTGTTTGTGATAATCCGTATTGCGTACGCTGTTTATGTAGTGTCTCATAACTTGTTGACAATAAATGTAGTTAGGTAGTTTGCATATCTATTTGCAATAACGGGTGCGAACTCAGCCCAAACCGCTCTAATAATTGGGTAAATTCCGTGACGCTCTGCATTAACTCACGTTCCATATTGGCGTATGTGTATAACACAAAATCGTTATATGATTTTACCTTACATGCGTTGGTGTCTTCGTCCCGTTTCAATTCCCAAACCTTGTAATTAACGCATGGAACGTCGAATAACATGCAATATAATCGCCATTGCATAGAGTCTGCATAACTCTCATATTGAAACGGTGAATAACGGGTTTTAAATTCGACAACTTGGCCGGGTAATATTTGGTCCGCCACGCCTGTTATTGCAACCTCCATTCCGTAATGGGTTTGGACAACCGCCCGTAACTTAAATTCAAACGCCTTGCAACTGTAATTTACTTTTTTGCGGGCCTCTGTTATATCCTCATAATCAAAATACGGGGCGCAATCGTCGGGCGTAACCGTGTCGGCCTGTAATAACTCATGGAATAGCGTTCCAAGGGCCATTAACGGGCTTGGGGGGCTTTTTTTTAGTATTGTGTCCTCTAACATGGTCCACGATATTTTACCGCTCTGATAGCGTCTAAACGCCTCCAATTGGGTTGCGGATATTTTAAGCATGAAAACCTCTGAGCATTGTTACCACAACGTCCATTACTATCAATGCAAACGTTACTATTATGGCGCTCCACATTAACGCGGTTGCAACCTCTCTTAATTTACTCATGGCATTTGCTCCACATAATCATGCAAACTATTTAATATTTCCATACGGCGCGCCTTGGTATAAC